AAGATGGGACAGCGATCAGGCACTTATTAATTCCACTCAGTACCAACGTGATCGCAAGAAGAATTACCAGCCAATGGCTGACTATTTGGATGGCATTGTAAAAGGTAACCAAGCTCAAATTGACAAGTACATCGCAGATTGTTTAGAAATAAAACAAAAACATCCCAAACCTTGAGTAACTTTATATCAAAATCATTATGTTGTTTTCAAATTAAATCTGGAAAGTTTTCTGGTGTTATTTTTTTCTTCAAAGATGTATACGCAAAGAAACTTAATAATACCAATGATTACGAAGTGTCATTTTCATATGAAATAGTAGGTGGAAATTATAGAGATAGAGGATATAAAAACGAACAAGAACATCTTAATAAAAAAGTCAATGAACATACAAAAGATGTTTTTATACAAGAAATAGGTGTGATACTCAATCCACTGTTATCAAATAATGATTCAAGAGTTTTTGTTCAATGGGGTGATTGAATAATATTGTCTTATAAATACTAGTAAAAGGGAAACAACATGGCAGGAATATTAAATCTTACAATTGATCAAGGCATCACTTATAGTAATGCCATCACTGTATATCAAGCAGATGGTGTTACAGTTATGAATCTTACTGGATTCACAGTAGCCTCACAAATAAGAAAAAATTATACATCAACTGCATATCATACTTTTACAACAACATTAGTAGCACCAGCTACTACTGGTAAAATTAATATGACTTTGACTGCAGCTGTTACTGCCGGGATTAAAGCTGGTTATTATTATTATGATGTTGAAATTACATCAAGTGGTGGGACAGTGACTAGAGTTATGGAAGGAAAGATACACATTAAACCAAATGTTACAAAGGTATAATAAATGGCAAACGTAGTAGTTAAAAAACAATTTACTGGTGACACAAGTGATGTTATTAAAGTATCTTCTGATTCTGGTGGTGTTATTAAATCAACCACTACTGGAGATCCTGCAGGAACTATAAACATTACATCAAACTTAACAGGAACAAATGTTAATGATTTGGGTGATGTTGATGCTACAAATCTTGTAGACCAAAGTTTTTTACTTTGGGATGCAGCTACATCAAAATATAAAGCAACATATTGGGGAAGTATGACTATTGATGGTGGTCAGATAATTTAACAATAAAGGAGAAGTAAAATGAGTGTAATACAAATTAAAAGGTCAACAACATCAACCGTCCCTACCTCCGCATCCGCTGGTGATGTTACAGATGGAGAATTAGCATATAGTTATAGTGCAGGTGATGGTAGTGGTGATGAAAGTGGTGTTGGTAAGTTATTCATTGGACATCCAGACGGTAAAGCAGGTTCAAATGCAGCTGTTATAGTAGGTGGTTCATTCTTTACTAATATGCTTGACCATACTGCTGGAACAGCAACTGCAAGTTCGGCATTACTTGTTGATTCAAATATACACACAGATGCTATTAAAACAACTGGTTTATATTTAGGTTCTACTGGAGCAGCTGTATTAGTCACATCAACAGCGGCTGAATTAAATTATGTAGATGTAACAGCTGGTACTGCGACTGCTAGTAAAGCAGTTGTGTTAGATAGTAATTCTCATACTAGTGCTGTTAAAACAGCTGCATTATCAATAGGTGCTACTGGTTCAGAAACATTGGTTACATCAACAGCATCTGAACTTAATAAACTAGATGGTGTTACTGCAACTACAACAGAATTAAATTATTTAGATGTAACACCGGGAACTGCTACTGCAAGTAAAGCAGTTGTATTAAATGCGAATTCACATATTGATGCTGTTAAAACAGCTGCATTATCATTAGGTGCTACTGGTTCAGAAACATTGGTTACATCAGATGCCGCTGAACTTAATATACTTGATGGTGTTACTTCAACTACAGCAGAAATTAATAAACTAGATGGTGTTACTGCAACCACAGCAGAATTAAATTTTGTTGATGTTACTGCTGGAACTGCTACTGCAAGTAAAGCAGCTGTTTTAGATTCAAATTCACATCTTGATACTATGAAGATGACCAATCTTTATATTGGTGCTTCAGGTTCTGCAACACAAGTTACATCAACAGCTACTGAATTAAATCTGTTAGATGGTATAACAGCCATTGATACTGACTTATCAAGTGTTGCTGGAACACATACTACTCTTGCATCTGCATTAGCAACAAAAACTTATGTTGATAATACTCGTTCAGGTTTAGAAGTAAAAGATTCATCCGTGGTAGCAACTACTGCAAATCTTGCTGCAACATATAGTAATGGTACAGCTGGTGTTGGTGCTACATTAACTAATTCTGGTTCACAAGCTGCACTATCAATTGATGGAGTAACACTTGCTTCTGCGGAAAGAGTATTAGTAAAAGATCAAACTGCAACAGTACAGAATGGTATCTATCAAGTTACTACAGTTGGTAATGGTTCTACTAATTGGGTATTGACAAGAACTACTGATGCTGATACAGCAAGTGAATTAAGTTCTGGAGTATTTTTCTTTGTTGAAAAAGGTTCAGCAAATGCCGATAATGGTTATGTAATGACTCAAGATACGGCAATTACTTTCGGATCAACCGCTATTGTATTTTCACAATTCTCTGGTGCTGGACAGATTACAGCCGGTGATGGTTTAGCAAAAAGTTCTAATACACTTTCTGTTAATACAGGAACAGGTATTACTATTACAACTGATAATGTTGTTATTGATACAGCATGGGCTGGACAAACTGCAATTACGACTTTAGGTACTATCGCAACAGGTACTTGGAACGCAACAGCAATTAGTGCTACATATGGTGGAACTGGATTGGATACTTCAAGTTCAACGGGTGTTGGTATTGTAACAAGTGGTACATGGTCAACTCCTGCACAATTAACAGTTGGTTTTGGTGGAACTGGAGCATCGACAATTACTTCTAATGGTATTATGTATGGTAATGGTACTGGTACAGTCCAAGCAACAGCAGCTGGAACTAATGGATATTTTCTTTATAGTAATTCCGGAACACCAGCATGGACAAACGTAGTAGATGGTGGAACATTCTAATTTTATAATAACATATAATGGAGTAAATAATGGAAGATGATAAATTAAATTATGCACAAACATTAATTAATGTTTTACAAACGAAATTGAATGATAGTATTTCTTTGAATATTCAATTAGAAGCAAGAGTAATTACTTTACAAGAAGAGTTAAAAGATTTACAAAAAGAGGAAAAAGTAGATGGCGACAATAATAAAACCGAAGAAAAGTGAAACAGCATCAGCAGTACCATCGACAAGTGATTTAGCAGTTGGTGAACTTGCCATGAATACAGCTGATCAGAAAATGTATACTAAAAATTCTAGTAATGTTATTGTGGAAGTTGCTAGTGGTGGTGGCATAACAGAGGCTACGGCAACTGCTAAGGCAATTGTAATGGCTGTAGCATTAGGATAATCATATGGCTATAACTACAAGACAAGGATTGATTGATTATTGTCTAAGAAGACTTGGAGCTCCAGTAACAGAAATTAATGTTGATGATGAACAAGTTTCTGATCGTATTGATGATGCTATTGAATTTTTTCAAGAATATCATTTTGATGGTGTTGAAAAAGTTTTTCTGAAGCATACTATAACACAGGATGATATTGATAATGAATATATAGCAGTTGCTGACCCTGTTGTTAGTGTTCTGCGTGTATTACCTATTCCAAACTTCAATGCTTTCCAAACTGGTTTCTTTAATGAAGAATATCAATTACGACTGAATGATTTGGAAAATTTCCAAAGTTCTACAATGATTAACTGGGCTATGTCACAAGTTAATTTTTCATTAGTAGAGCATTTGTTTTCTGTTCAACCTACTTTATTGTTTAATAGAAAACAAAATAAAATGTATTTGGAAACAGATTGGACAAATAAGTTTTCTGTTGGAAGTATTCTTATCATAGAAGCATATAGAGCACTTGATCCTGTCACATATACAGAAGTCTATAATGATATGTTTATTAAAAAATATGCTACTGCATTAATTAAACAACAATGGGGAAGTAACTTAAAGAAATTTACTGGTGTTACATTACCGGGTGGAATTTCATTAGATGGACAAACAATCTTTTCTGAAGCAACTGAAGAAATTATAAAGATTGAAGAAGAAATGAGTCTTAAATACGAACTCCCACCAGATGGATTTATAGGTTAATCTATGGCTTCTAATATTTATTTTCAGAATTCACTAGCAGATCAAAATTTACTAAACGAAATTAACAGAGAGGTTATACAACAGGCTGGTATAGATGTAATGTATATGCCGAGAACTCTAGTTAAAGAAGATTTAGTAATGAATGAAGACGTTTTATCACAATTCACAAATGCATATCAAATTGAAATGTATGTTAAGTCTAGTGATAATTTCGGTGGTCCGGGTGTTGATGCTATTGCTAAATTTGGTTTAGACATTCGTGATGAACTTATCTTAGTTGCTCATGTTGAATCATTTAAGTTTGCAACAGATATGGCTAAACCACTTGAAGGTGATTTGATTTATTTTCCATTATCTAAAGGGTTATTTGAAATTAAGTTTGTTGAAGATGAACAACCGTTTTACCAAATTGGAAAGAATTATGTTTTTGAATTAACTTGTGAAGTTTTCCAATATGGTGAAGAAAAAATTGATACTGGTACTGATGTAGATAAAGTTGAAAGAGAAAATGCATATGCAGTTGATTTACTATTAACTGCTGGTGGAACTGGAACATATGTAGTAGACGAAGCAGTATATCAAGGTGCAACATTAGCAACAGCGACCAGTAAAGCAATAGTTGCTGCTTGGACTGCTGACACAAGAACACTAAGAGTTAATAATATTGTTGGTACATTTGCAATTTCAACAAATATTACTGGTGATACAAGTGGTGCAGTATGGTCACAAGCAGCTGCAACAGATGATCAATTGTTACCAACAATTCCATATGCTGATAATAAGATTTTTGAAACTGATGGTGATAACATATTAGACTTTTCTGAAATGGATCCGTGGAGTGAGGGTGACTTATAATGTTTGGATATCATTCATATAATAAAAATATAAGAAATATTGTAGTACTGTTTGGAACAGTATTTAATGATATTTCTGTAAAGCGCTTAAAGTCTGATGGAACAACAGAACGTGAATTTAAAATTCCTATAGCTTATGGACCTGCCGAAAAGTTTTTAAGTAGACTCAATCAACAAGATACTATAACATTACCACGAATGTCTTTTGAGATTACTGATTATGCTTATGATTCTATAAGAAAATTACAAACTACAAAGAAATTTAAAAAAGTTAAATCAGGTAGTACTACAGATTTAAATACAGTATTTAATCCTGTTCCATATGACTTTAATATTACTTTGAGTGTCATGGTAAAGTATAGTGATGATGGAACACAAATACTTGAACAAATACTTCCATACTTTACACCAGAATTCCAAGTGACTATGAATGAAATGTCTACTATGGGAATCAAAAGAGATATTCCAATCATTCTAAATAGTGTTACCACTGAGGACACATATGAAGGTGATTTTTTAACAAGACGAGCTTTGATACATACTTTGACTTTTACTGTTAAGGGTCATATATATGGTAGAACATCTGATAAGGGTATTATTAGAGAAGTGGATGTTAATCTTGGAGCTAATATGAATGATCAAAAAGATGTTAATATAGATATTAAACCAGACCCATTGACAGCTGATGCTGATGATGATTTTGGATTTACAACTACAATTACTGATTTATGATATGAAACAAACCACAGTTGAAAAACTCAATAAAGTCTTGGACATCACAGGGGATTTGGTTAAAAAAGAAAAACCATTATCACCTGATGTTGAAATAAATACACAGGACCTTACGACTGAGTATGAATTTTCTCAAAATCAATATCACAATATTATTGATAAGGGAAATGAAGCTATTAGTGAACTTATTGAAATAGCTAAAGCAGATGAAAGTCCAAGGTCTTTTGAAGTATTAGGACAACTTATGAATAGTCTTACAACTACTACAAAAGAACTTTTACTTCTACAGAAAACGAAAAAAGAAATTGAGAAAGAAACGAACGGACCTTCAACAGTTAATAATTCTTTATTTATTGGAAGTACCGCTGAGTTACAGAAATTATTGAATAAAAAGAAATAAATTATGAGTGATCAATACTTAGGAAATTCTCTGCTAAAAAGAGCAGATGTACAACATAATTTCACCAAAAAAGAGATTGAAGAATATATAAAGTGTCGCGATGATATTATATATTTTTTGGAAACTCATGTAAAGATTGTTCATGTTGATGAAGGTCTTATTCCTTTCTCTTTATATCCTTTCCAAAAAGATTTAATAAAAACCATAGATGATAACAGAAATATTATTGTAAAGACTGGCCGACAGGTTGGTAAATCAACTACTACACTTGGCTGGTTATTACATTATGTTTTATTTAATGAATCTAAAACAGTTGGTATTCTTGCTAATAAAGCAGCGACAGCAAGAGAATTATTAAGTCGTATTCAGATAGCCTATCAACATCTTCCTAAGTTTCTTCAACAAGGATTAAAAGAATGGAATAAGGGTTCATTAGAACTTGAAAATGGAAGTAAGATTATTGCTTCATCCACATCTTCAAGTGCTATTCGTGGATTTTCATTTTCCTGTATTCTACTTGATGAGTTTGCTCATGTACAGAGGCACATAGCAGATGAATTTATTCGTTCTGTTTATCCTACTATTTCATCTGGTAAAGAAACAAAAGTTATTATTGTATCTACACCAAATGGTTTCAATATGTTTTACAAATATTGGAATGATGCTGAAAATGGTATAAACGATTTTACACCATTCAAAGTACATTGGTCATCAGTCCCTGACCGTGATCAAAAATGGAAGAAAAGGATTGAATCAACAATAGGTACTGATGCTTTCCGACAAGAGTATGAAGCAGAGTTTTTAGGTTCTTCAAATACACTTATTTCTTATGAAAAATTACAAGAGTTATCGTATAATGATCCAATATATAGAAGAAGTGATGTAGATGTTTTTGAAGATGTTGACCCTTCTCGTTTATATGTTATTACAGTTGATGTAGCTCGTGGACAAGGGATTGACTATTCTGCCTTCACAGTTTTTGATATTACTGAAATTCCATACAAAATAGTAGCAAAATACAAAAATAATCTTGTTGCACCACTGGTCTTTCCAAATATTATAAATATTATAGGTAAGAAGTATAATGATGCTTATATTCTTATTGAAGTAAATGATATAGGATCACAAGTTTCTGATGTTCTTCATCACGATTTGGAATATGAAAACTTATTTTCAACAGCGTGGTATGGAAGACATGGGCAACAATTAAGTGGTTTTGTAAGTGGTAAAAGAGATTCACAATTTGGCGTACGAACAACAAAATCTATGAAAAAGATAGGTTGTTCAAATTTAAAAGCCTTAATAGAAGATGATAAACTCTTAATACCAGATTACGATATCATTTCAGAATTAACAACATTTGTTTCTTCTGGTGAATCATTTTCAGCTGAAGAAGGAGCAAATGATGACTTGGTAATGACATTGGTTTTATTTGCGTGGTTGGTTGACCAGCAATACTTTAAAGAATTATCAAATCAAAATATTAGAGATAATCTCTATAAAAATCAATTAAGTGAACTTGATGATTTAACTACACCGTTTGGAATTATTGATAATGGATTGAATCAACAAGAATATGAAGTAGATTCTGAAGGAACCGTTTGGACAAATGTAGAATAACAAATTATGAGTTTGATGACAATTATATCAATATAAAAAATGTAATTTATTGTAAAGGAGAAATGTTATGGCGTTTCAAGTAAGTCCCGGAATTAATGTTAGTGAGATTGATCTTACTACAGTTGTTCCCAATGTTGCCACATCTATCGGTGCTATCGCTGGTGGTTTTCAATGGGGTCCTGTATTGGAGAGAACATCCATCACTACAGAAAATGATTTAGTAAAAGTATTTGGTAAACCAAATGATGATACAGCAGAATGGTTTCTTACTGCTGCTAACTATCTTGCATATTCAAATAACCTTTTGGTTGTTAGAAATGTTGGAGTAGCTGCAAAGAACGCAGTAGTTGGTGACAATGATGCAGGAACCGCAGCAAATGTAAACAATGCAACTGATTATGATAATGATACTTTCACTGACCAGTTGTTTGTTGCAAAATATCCTGGTGTATTAGGAAATAGTTTAAAAGTAGAAGCGTGTGATCAGGAAGCATATAGTACTTGGACATATAAATCACATTTCGATAGAGCACCCGGAACATCAACTGATGTTCTTAATGCGGGTGGTTCAAATGATGAAATGCACGTTATTGTTATTGATGAAGATGGTCTTTGGACAGGAACACCTGGTGAAGTATTAGAAAAGCATGCTTTCATAAGTAAAGCATCTGATGCTAAAAGAATTGATGGTTCTTCTAACTATATTAAAACTGTACTTAGAAATGAATCATTATATGTATGGTTGGGTCTAGTCACACAACTTACTACCAATTCAACTGGTTCAGATAAGGCCGCAGGATTAGCAAAAGCTGGTGGAGCATTTTTAACTTTTAATAGTGCTGTATCTGGTGAAGAATATCCTGGTGGTTCATTAACACTTGGTGTTGATGACAATGTTCTTTCTGATGGTGAATTACAAGCTGGTTATGCACTTTATATTGTTCCAGAAGTTGTAGATGTTACTCTTGTAATGGCAGGACCTGCATCAACAACTACTGCACGTTATATTGTTGATAACATTACATCTGTACGAAAAGATTGTATTGCACTTGTTTCACCTGCAAAAGCTTCAGTAGTAAATGCTGGAACAGGTCAAGTAGCTGCATTGACAACTGACAATACTGCTCTTGGTTCTTCAAGTTATGCAGTCATGGATGGTGCATGGAAATATCAGTATGACCGATACAATGATGTTTTCCGTTATGCTCCCATGAATGGTGACATTGCTGGATTGTGTGCAAGAACTGATTTTACGAATGATGCTTGGTGGTCACCTGCTGGGTTGAATCGTGGTACTGTTAAAAATATTGTTAAACTTTCTTGGGAAGCTACTAAAGCAGACCGTGACACACTCTATCAACTTAGTGTTAATCCTTTGATTACACAAAGAGGTGCTGGTGTTGTTCTTTGGGGTGATAAGACAATGCAGACAGTTCCAAGTGCATTTGATAGAATTAATGTAAGACGTTTGTTTATCGTTCTTGAAAAAGCAATTAGTATTGCTGCTAAAGCAATGTTATTTGAATTCAATGATGAGTTTACACGTTCACAATTTGTTAATTTAGTTACTCCGTTTCTCCGTGAAGTACAAGGTAGACGAGGTATTACCGACTTTAAGGTAGTATGTGATAGCTCTAATAATACAGGTCAAATTATTGATACAAATAGTTTTGTTGGTGATATTTATATCAAACCAGCAAGGTCTATTAATTTCATTCAATTGAACTTTATTGCCGCTCGAACTGATGTTTCTTTTTCAGAAATCGGTGGTTAAATCTTATAAATATATACAAACTTAAAGGAGTAATAACATGGCTACAATTTCAGATTTCGCAGCACATTTCAAAGGTGGGGTGCGACCCAATTTATTCAGGGTAGATATTCAAGGACCTGAATTTTTTAATAACTTTCATTTTTTCTGCAAAGGTGCTCCTATTCCAGCATCAACTATTGGTTCTATAGATGTTCCTTATCGTGGAAGACAACTTAAAGTACCTGGTGATAGAACATTTGAAGAATGGACAGTAACAGTTTTAAATGATGTTGATTGGCAACATAGATCAGCATTTGAAAATTGGTCACATAGAATTACAGCACATAGTGCTAATGTTTCTGATTTTGATTCTGGTGATCTCGGTTATTATGGTACTGCTAAAGTTTTACATTTAGATCGTTCTGGTATCGTAATAAGACGTTATGTTTTGGAAGATATTTTTCCAACATCTGTAGCTGCTATTGATTTAACATCTGATGGTAATGATACAGTAGAAGAATATACTGTTGGATTTGCCGTTAATAATGTTGTAATTGATGGACAAGGTATTGATGGTTCAACTTCAGGAACTGGTTTTGATATTTCTGTAGGTGGAAAAATTGATATTGGCCCATTTAGTGTTGGTATTCAAATTTAACTTTGATAAGGGGGAGTTAATTCTCCCCCTTTCTTTTTTAATATTATAACAAGGTAAATTTTATGGCTGGTTTTGAATTATTTGGTTTTGAAATAGCAAAAAAAGAAAAACAGAATAAAACATTTGTAACACCAGATAATCTTGATGGTGCAACACAGGTTGTCGAGGGTGGTGGTATATTTGGTCATTACCTAGATACTGGTGTTGATTCAAAAGACGAAAATGTTTTAATTCAGAAATATCGTGAAATGTCTATGTCACAAGAAGTTGACTTAGCAATTTCTGATGTTGTCAATGAAGCTGTTGTTCACGAAGATGGTAAATCAACTGTTGCTATTTCTTTAGATAATGTTGAACAGAGTGATGGAATTAAAACTAAAATAGCCAATGAATTTAAATCTATTTTAAAATTTTTAGATTTTAATAAAACAGGTTCTGATTTATTTAAAAAATGGTATGTTGATGGAAAAATATATCATCATATTATAATTAATAAAGATAAAGTTAAAGATGGTATACAAGAATTAGTTTCAATTGATGCTTTAAATATTAAAAAAATAACAGAATTAACAAAAGAAAAAGACCCAGTAACAAATGTAGAAATGGTAGTAGATACACAGGAATATTTTGTATATGCTCCAGACAATCAAACCAACACTGAGGCAATTCGTGTTGCTCCTGATTCTATTTCTTATGTTCACTCTGGTATGGTGGATAATCAAAAACAAATTATTATAGGTTATCTATATAAGTCAATAAAACCATTTAATCAATTAAGAATGATTGAAGATTCTCTTGTTATATACAGACTTGCAAGAGCTCCAGAAAGAAGAATCTTTTATATTGATGTTGGTAATCTACCTAAATTAAAAGCAGAACAATATTTACAGTCTGTAATGAATAAGTATAAACAGAAAGTAATTTATAATGCTTCTACTGGTGAAGTAGAAGATCAGAAAAAACAAATGTCAATGTTGGAAGATTTCTGGTTGCCACGAAGAGATGGTGGACGAGGAACAGAAATTTCTACATTACCATCAGGACAAAATCTTGGTGAAATAGAAGATATTGAATATTTTAGAAAGAAACTCTATCAATCTCTGAGTGTTCCAATTTCTCGTATTGAAGGAACAGAACAGACAGCATTTAATCTTGGTAGAGCATCAGAAATTAATAGAGATGAAATTAAGTTTGCTAAATTTATAGCTAAGTTACGACATAGATTTTCTCATTTGTTTACAGATTTACTAAGAATTCAATTATTGTTAAAAGGTATTATCAATGAAGAAGATTGGTTTGAAATTAAAGATGATATTGATTATGTTTGGACAAAAGATTCACATTTTGCCGAATTAAAGAATAATGAAATCCTTAGAGAACGATTTGAAATCTTACAAACTATGGAAGAATATATTGGAAAATATGTTTCACAAGATTGGGTAAGAAAAAATATTCTTCATCAATCAGATGAAGAAATAAAAGAAATGCAAAAACAAATTGATAAAGAAAAAGAAGAAGAACCAGTTGATGATGATGATGTAGATTCAGACGATATAGACGCAGAGGATTTCTAATGACACTAAGAAAATCAAGTTTTATTAAAAACTATAAGAAGAAACTTTCTGCTCCTAAATTAGATAATGTGAAAGAAGCTATTCATTATGCTTTTAAATTAACAGATAGTTATGGTATAAATAAGTTAAACAAATCTATTCTTGAAGCGTCTATTAAATATAATATTGAAGAAGATGTATTGAGAGATAATATTGATAATTTTTTTGAAAGGGATAACAATGAGTGATTTAAAACAAACAATTTTTCAAAACATTTTAGATAAGAAGTTCACAAAAGCAAATAAAGAATTTGATGGTATTATGAAAGATAAAGTTTTTTCTGCTATTGCTGATTTCAAAAAAGATTTTACATATAACCCTTCAGATGCTTCTGAAACAGAACCATCAACACCAGAGGATAAACAAGATGGATAATACAGAAACACAAGATGAAGCATTAAATATAGCACAACGAAATAAAAAATCTAGGTTGATGAAAGCCAAAGGTAAAATTATTGCTCGTAAACGTGCTATATCAATGAAGAAAAAATCTAGTCCAGAAAAGTTGAAAAAGAAGGCCCAAAAGAAAGCTAGAGATTTAATTGCTAAGAAAATGTTAAAGGGAAAAAGTAAAGCCGATTTATCACAGTCAGGTAAAGAAAACTTAGAAAAAAAATTAGACAAAAAGAAAGCACTTATTAAAAAGGTAGGAAAAAAATTATTGTCAAAAGTTAAAAAAGCAGAAAATGATAGATTAGCAAAGAAGAAGGAGAAATAAATGAAACTTATTACAGAACATATGAGTGATGTTGAATATATCGTTGAAGGTAAAGGGAAGCAACAGTACATCAAAGGTGTATTCATGCAGGCTGATGTAAAAAATCAAAATGGACGAATTTATCCTTTTAGTGTTTTACAACGTGAAGTAAAAAATTATAGTAATAAATTTGTTAAAGAAGGACGAGCTCTTGGTGAACTTGGACATCCTATGGGTCCTGCAATCAACCTTGACCGAGTTTCACATCTTATTACAGAACTATATGAAGATGGTAAGAATTTTATTGGTAAAGCAAAAATTATGGATACACCAAATGGTAAGATAGTTAAGAATCTTTTGGAATCTGGTGTTCGTCTTGGTGTAAGTTCAAGAGGATTGGGATCAATTAAAACAAATAAAAGTGGTGTAAACGAAGTTCAAAAAGATTTCGTATTAAGCACAGTTGATATTGTTGCTGATCCGTCAGCACCAGCTGCATTTGTAAATGGTATTATGGAAGGAAAAGATTTTAGTTCAACAGGCGAAGTAGAAGATTATATCAGAAAAGATGTTCGTAATACTGATTCAAAGAAATTAGATGAGAAAAAACTTGAAATATTCGAGAAATTTCTTGGAAATCTGTAATATTATAAATATATATAGACTTAAAACACAACCTTAAAGGAGTAATAACATGGCTAACGAAGAAACCCTAGATGATGGACAGATTGAAAAAGAGATTATGGAAGCTGCCAAAGCATCCGAAGAAAAATTGGAGAAAGATGATACAGAAAATATGGAAGAAACTAAAAAGTCTGTTAAAAAAGAATTTGGGCATGATAAAGATGACGAAGACGAAGACGAAGACGAAGATAAAGATGAAGCCAAAAAGACTGTTAAAAAAGAAATGGATCACGAAGAAGACGAAGACGAAGACGAAGAAGACGAAGTTGAAGAAAAGAATTCCAAGAAGTCCAAGAAAGAAGATATTGAAGTAGACGTTTCTACTGATGTCGCTGCACTCGTTGAGGGTGAAGAACTTTCTGATGAATTCAAAACTAAAGCTGCTACAATCTTTGAAGCTGCTGTTAAATCTAAAATCGCTAGTATCCGCAAACAGATTCGTGAAGAAACGAAGAAAGAAACGGATGATCGTATTGAGTCTATGCAGTCTGAAATGACTGAGAGCATGGATAATTATCTCAATTATACAGTAAAAGAATGGATGGAAGAAAATAAACTCGCAGTAGAAACTGGTATTCGTAACGAAGTCACCGAGAGTTTTATTTCTGGTTTGAAGAAGTTGTTTGAAGAGCATTATATTGATGTTCCTGTCGAAAAGGAAGATGTATTTGAAAATCTAGTCGTTGAAGTTGCTGAGTTGGAAGAGAAACTTGACGAACAAACAGAGAAGCATATGGAAACAGTGAAAGAACTTAATACTTATAAAGCATCTCATATTTTCAAAACGATTTCCGAAGGAATGGTTGATACTGATGTAGAGAAGTTTGTTGAATTGGTTGAAGACATTGATTACGATACAGATGAACAGTATCGTGAAAAATTGAATACAATCAAGAACAGCTATTTTAAGTCAGACAAAAAAGCTGAAGTAACAGATAATAAGAAAACTGCCGGTACTAATAATCCAGTTGCAGATGGAAAAAGTGATAGTAAGATGGATAGTATTATGAGTGCAATTTCTAATTTATCTAAAAAGTAAACTACATAATGGAATGAATGAAAACAAATTTAATTAATTAATCAAATTTTTAAGGAGTATTAAAATGTATCTTTCTGAAGATATTAAAGAAAAATGGCAGCCAGTGATGGAACATGCTGACCTTCCAGAAATTAAAGATGCTTATAAGCGTGATGTAACATTGCGTTTGTTGGAGAATCAAGAAAAGTTTTTGAATGAAGCAGCACCTGCTAACGCAACTGGTGGTAATATTGATAACTGGGATCCTATTTTGATTTCTCTAGTTAGACGTTCTATGCCTCATTTGATTGCTTATGATGTTTGTGGTGTCCAACCTATGAATGGACCTACAGGACTGATTTTCGCAATGAAATCAAAATACACCACACAGGGTGGAACTGAAGCTCTTCATAACGAAGCAGACACAGATTTCTCTGGTACTGGTACTCATGTTGCTACAGACGGAACAAATAATCCGTTTGCTGGAACTTGGACAGGTGGTACTGGTGATACGACTGCTACTATGGAAGCCTATGGTTCTACTGGTGGAACAGCATATGGTGAAATGGCGTTTAGTATTGACAAAACTTCCGTAACTGCTAAGTCCCGTGCATTGAAGGCTGAGTATTCTACAGAGTTGGCTCAAGACTTGAAAGCTGTTCATGGTTTGGATGCAGAAACAGAATTGTCAAATATTCTTTCTGCTGAAATTCTTGCTGAAATTAACCGCGAAGTTGTTCGTACTATCTACACCGCTGCTAAAGCTGGTGCAGCTACTGATACTACAACTGCTGGTACTTTCGATCTTGATACTGATTCTAATGGCCGTTGGTCTGTAGAGAAGTTCAAAGGTTTGATGTATCAAATTGAACGTGACCGAAATGCTATTGCTCTTGACACGCGTCGAGGCAAAGGTAATTTTATGATCTGTTCTGCTGATGTTGCTTCTGCACTATCTATGTCTGGTATGTTGGAAACTGGTCACGCTGCTGGTGGTGACTTTTCCGTAAGTACCTATGTTGGTACGATGAACGGCATGAAAGTATATGTTGATCCTTATTATGGAACAGCTGCTGGTCAATTCTATGTTGTTGGTTATAAGGGAACTTCTCCTTATGATGCAGGAATGTTCTATTGTCCTTACGTTCCGTTGCAGATGGTTCGTGCTATGGGTGAGAACACTTTTCAACCGAAGATTGGTTTCAAGACTCGGTATGGAATTGTTTCTAATCCATTCACTGCTATTACTTCTGGTGCGAATTCGTATTACAGAAAAACTAAAGTTGCAAACTTGATGTAATTTTAGGTTTACATTAAAATAGGGACCTTCGGGTCCCTATTTTTTTTGCTTTAAGCTTCTTCCTTGTATTGGGGTTTTTATTTTGGTATAATTTATATGTAGTGTTGGATTGGTGGATCAAGTAATACTATATGATACTTAATAATATTACTTCTTTAATAGCTCTTAATTGAATTAATAATGTTTAACTTTAATAAAGCTTTAATGATTATTCCTGTTAAATCAAGTTCCCACCATTTGACTTTTGTTGTATAGCGTTTTGAGTGTTTATGATGATTTGAATGCCATCCTTCACCAAACGTAAGTAAAGCTACCCACCAATTATTCTTGGATAAATCATTAATATTATAATTACTATATCCCCACATATGACAAGCACTATTAACGAACCAAGTAACATGGTATACTAATACCAATCTTACAAAGATTCCCCATACTACCCAAGAAATACCTCCAATTAAATAAAATATTATTCCAAGAGCTATTTGGATATGGATAAAGTATTCATCTAAAAATTGATAAAATTTATCTCTATTAATATCTTGTGTATATTTTCTCATTCTATTTACATTATCAAATTTATGTCTAGTATAACACATCCAACCAATATGTGACCACCAAAAACCATGGCGAGCATTATGTGGATCATCATCAGTATCAGAACCTTTATGATGCATCCTATGTTGTGCTACCCATTTCAGAGGACCGTTTTGACAGGCTAATGTCCCACAAAATACTATAAAGTAATTTAACCATTGTGGAAGTAGCATTCCTCTATGACATAGATATCGGTGAAATCCGAAACAAATTCCTACAGAAGCTGTCAACCAGTAAAAGAAGACAAATAGACCAACTGCTGACCAAGAGAATGTAGATGGGAGAAAAGCTAGGAGAGCTCCTAGATGTAGAAAGATAAAAAAACCGATTGTTTGCTTGTTCAATTTCATAGTGTTCCTTGTGAAAATATTATAAATATAGTATAGTATAGTATATATAATATTTATATAAAAGGAAAAACAAATGGCCATCAGAAATCAACCAACAAATTTGAATCAATTAAATGTAGTGAGTTTTGAAACAAACTTTCTTAGAATGCCCGGTGTTAATTATTTTTGTCAACGAGTGAATATTCCAAGTATCTCATTAAGTAATACTATTCAATCAACACCATTTGCTAATATTCCAATAGAAGGTGATGTATTAGAATTTGAAGATTTATCTTTAAGTTTTATAGTTGATGAAGATATGCAGAATTATTTAGAACTTTACAATTGGCTCCAAGCACTAGGATTTCCAGACAGATACACACAATATGATAATGAAACATCGGATATTAAATCTGATATGAATATTCTAATACATACAAATAAATCCAATCCAAATTACAATATAACTTTTAAAGATGTATTTCCAACATCTCTTGGGACTATTAGTTTTGATACTAATGCCACCACATTAGACCCAATAGTAGTTGATGTTACATTTAAGTATACTGGAGCATTTACCGTAAGTAAACTGGCTTAACTACTTCCTTGTATTACCCTCTATAATTTAGTATACTATAACTATGAATATTAATGATTTAAGAGAAATGTGTCAAAAAGACACAAAGATTAATAGTATGGATATTGACGGATATTCTCTTTCTATCCCAGAACTATCTAACAAATATCATCAAATAGCTTTTGACGAAAGGAAAACTTTACGTTTTCTTGAAGCACAATACAATATCATTAAACGTGAGAAATGGCTATACTATACTGGTAAAGCTAATAATGATGTTTATGATAAAACACCATTTGACTTAAAAGTTTTAGCTAAAGATATAGACTTATTTTTATCTTCTGATAAAATGATTATTGATATTAAAGAAAAGATAGAAGAGCAAAGAGATAAGATTAAAATTATAGAAGATACAGCTAAGATTATACAGAATGCTTCCTTCAACATAAATAATACTATAAAATGGAAAAAGTTTTTGAGTGGTGATTTGACATGATTGTAGTGGGTAAAATAAATGAGACTTTTATACAATTGTCCTGTGAGCGACATATTGCATATGAATTA